AAAGATGCTCGCCGATCCCGCCGTCGGCTCGATCGTGCTCGACGTCCATTCGCACGGCGGCACGGTGTTCGGCGCTCACGAGCTGCACGCCACGATCCTCGCCGGCCGCGGCAAGGGAAAGCGGATCGTCGCGTCGATCAACAGCATCGCGGCCTCGGCCGCGTACTGGATCGCGTGCGCGGCCGACGAGGTCGTGATCACGCCTGGCGGCGAAGCCGGCTCGATCGGCGTGTACACGGTGCACCTCGACGTCTCGGAGGCGCTCGCGAAGGCAGGCATCAAGCCCACGATCATCAAGGCCGGCAAGTACAAGACCGAGGGCGACCCTTCCGTGCCGCTCACCGACGAGGCGCGGAGGGCGATCCAGGCCCGGGCGGATGCCGCCTATGACCTGTTCGTCAGCGACGTTGCCGCGGGCCGCGGCGTGACGCCGGCGGCCGTGCGCAACGGCTACGGGCAGGGCAGCGTGCTCCCGGCGAAGGCGGCGAAGGCCGAGGGCCTCGTCGACCGCATCGCCACCTTCGAGGAAGTCGTGCAGCGGCTCCTCGGTCGGAAAGCGCGCGTCGGCGCCGGCGCCAGGGCGGCCGACGACGTCCCGGAGCTGCGCGCGAGCGACGACCCGCCCGAGCCGGATCCGGTGCCGCCTGTGCCGCCCGTCGACCCGCCCGCGCCCCCGCCCGCGGCCGCTGGTGACGCCGGCGACCTCGAGGTGCGGCGCCGGCGACTCGACCTCGCCTAGCGCTTTACGTTGCGCGTAAAACGGTTTCGGGCGCAGGATCGCGGCAGATAGTTCGTTTACACGCGACCGCGCCCGTCCGATCCGTTCGCGCTCCGAAGAGCTCGACCACGGACAAGCGCCAGGCGGTTCCCGCCGCGAGCTCCGACGAGCCTCGCCATGAGGGGGCCGGCTCTCAACCCCTTTTCCTTTTCACGCGGCCCGCGGCCTACGCGCACGGGCCTCCCGAATGGAGCGAAGCGAATGAAGAGTCTCAAGGCTCTGAAGCAGCGGCGAATCGACCTGATCGCGCAGTCGAAGGCGATCCTGGACTCGCCCGCGGGCGAGAACGGCGTGCTCACGGACGAGCAGCGCGCCGCCGACGACAAGATCAAGGGGGAGCTCACCGCGATCAGCGGCGACCTCCAGCGGATGGAGGCGCAGGTCGAGCTCGAGCGCGGGCTGCCGGCCCCCGCGACCCGCGAGTCCGACAGCGACCCCGACGCCGAGGTCGAGCGCGCCGCCGCCCGGCCGCAGGGCTTCGAGTCGCTCGCGGAGATGTTCATCGCCGCGCGCGCCGCGGCCGACCCCGACCGTCGCTACGTCGACCCCCGCCTGGTCTACGTGAACGGCGGCGGCAAGGTCGTGCCGGCGACGCCCGCGAACCTCAAGGCGGCCGCGACGGGCATGAACGAAGGATCCGGCCCCGAGGGCGGCTTCCTCGTCGAGAAGCAGAAGTCGACGGAGCTGATGAAGCGCGCGCACGACATCGGCCAGATCTACCGCCGCGTCCGGACGCTGCCGGTCGGCCCGAACGCGAACGGCTGGAAGGGCTTCAAGGTCGACGAGGTCAGCCGTGCGAACGGCTCGCGGTGGGGCGGCATCACCGTGTTCTGGACGCCCGAGGGCGGGCTCAAGCAGCCGAGCATGCCCGCGCTCGCGCCCTGGGAGATCGGCCTCAACAAGATCACCGGGCTCGTCTACGTCACCGACGAGCTGCTGCAGGACGCGGTCGGCCTGGAAGGGCTGCTCCGCGAGGCGTTCCCCGAGGAGCTCAACTTCGCCGTCGAGGACTCGATCCTCTTCGGCACCGGCGCCGGGCAGCCGCTCGGCTTCGTGAACAGCGGCATCGCGGTCGTGGTCGCGGCCGAGGGCGGGCAGGCCGCGGACTCGGTCGTCTACGAGAACGTGCTCAACATGCTCGCGCGGTTCGACCCGCGCTCGCTGCCGACCGCCGTCTGGCTCTACAACCAGGCGCTCTTCCCGTTCCTCGCGAAGATGTCGTTCACCCCCGCGGGCGGAACGTCCGTCCCGGTCTTCATGCCGGCGAACGGGGCGAGCGGTTCGCCCTACGGCACGCTCTTCGGGATCCCGATGATCCCGCACGAGCTCGCGTCGGCGCCCGGCGACCTGGGCGACATCATGCTCGTCGACTTCGCGGAATACCTGCTCATCACGAAGGGCGGCGTGAAGACCGACGTGAGCATGCACGTCCGCTTCATCTACGACGAGACGGCCTTCCGCTTCGTGCTCCGGGTCGGTGGGGCGCCGAAGTGGGATGCGCCGCTCACGCCGAAGAACGGCACGGCGACCGTCTCGCCGTTCGTGCTCCTGGCGGCCCGGTAGCACCTCGAGCCCGCGCGGGGCGGTAGCGCTCCGCGCGGGATGGCTTCAACCGATTGAGGCCGCCCCTCGAGGCGGCAGAAGGGAAAAGTGATGCGGTTCCTCGATACGCACCAGATCGTGAGCGTGATCGACCCCGTCAACGGAGCGACGGCCGCGAACAACGGCGACTGGATCAGCCTCAAGAACTGGCGCCGCTGCGCATTCGTCGTCCTCGGCGCCGTCGGTATCGCGGGCGAAGACCTCGCGATCACGTTGCGGCAGGCGAAGGACGTCTCCGGCACGAGCGCGAAGGATCTCGTCGGCATCGCTCGCGTGGACGTGAAGAACGCCGTCGACATCGAGACGATCGGCACCTTCACGAAGGTCACGCAGACCGAGTCGGCGACCTACACGAACACCGACAGCGGGGAGAGCCAGAACCTCTTCGTCGTCGAGGTCGACGCCGAGCAGCTCGACGTCAACAACGGCTTCGACTGCGTCACCGTCAACATCGCCGACACCGGCACGACGGCGAAGCTCATCGCGGTCCTCGGGATCCTGAGCGAGCCGAAGGGCAAGGCGAACGTCTCGGCGATCACCAACTAGCGCACACCTGGGCCGGGGGCACTGATCGCCCTCGGCCCGTTTCCGTTCGCACGTTTAAACGCGGGGGTTCTGAGATGAGCATCGTGGCCGCAAGCCGTGAAGCGCAGCGCGAAGCGGAGCTCGCGCGGCTCAGCAAGGCAGAGCGCAAGGAAGTCGAGCGCATGGAGGCGGACGCAGCCGCGGCCGCACCGCAGGGAGAAGCCATGTTCAGGGTCAAGAGCCTCATCGGGCGCGACGCCGGGCAGGAGATCCGGCTCCCGTACCACGCCGCCTCGAACGCCCTCCAGTCGGGCTTCGCGACGCGGATCCCGGGCGAGATCTACCCGCCCGACTTCCCGGGCGCCCCGAAGGTGATGACGACCGAGAGCACGGACGGCGCCCCGGCGATCACGCCCGAGGCCGCCGCGGAGGAAGTGAGCGGCACCGTCGCCGACGCGACCGAGCACGTCGCGGCCGCAGAGACGATCGAGGCCCTCGACGCAATCGAAGGCGCGGAGAAGGACGGCAAGGATCGCAAGGGCGTGCTCGACGCCATCGCCGCCAGGCGCGCGGAGCTCGACCCGACCTTCGGCACCGTCGCCGAAGTGGGCGACCGCGTCGCCGCGATGACCACGGCGGAGCAGCTCGCCGCGGCGGAGCAGCGCGAGAACGCCGGCAAGGCGAGGAAGGGCGTCCTGGCCGCCATCGAGGCGCGCCGGGCCGAGCTCGCCGCACCGCCGGCGCCGCCCGCGGAGGAGTAGGGGTCCCTTGAGCGTTCGCCTCATCACGCCGCCGGCCGTCGAGCCCGTCGACCTCGAGTCGCTGAAGAGGCACCTCCGCGTCGAGCATGCGGAAGATGACGCGCTCATCCTCACGCTCGGCCGTGCCGCGCGCGAGTTCGGGGAGATGTACACCCGGAGGGCGTGGATCACGCAGACCTGGGAGCGAACGCTCAACAGTTTCGCATCGGTGATCCGGCTGCCGTTTCCGCCGCTTCTGTCGGTCACCTCGATCAAGTACGTCGACGCCGCCGGCGTGACACAGACCGTCGCGCCGGCGGGCTACACCGTCGACCAGGCGGGCGAGTTCGCGCACGTCTACCCGTCGTACCAGGCGAACTGGCCGCTCGACCTGCGAGCTCACCCGCGGGGCGTGGCGATCCGCTTCGTCGCCGGCTATGGCAACACGCCGGAGACGATCGCGGCGCCGCAGTCGGCGAGCGTGCCGGGCGCCGGGCTCGCGGCAGTGAAGCTCATCGTCGGCGACCTCTACAAGAATCGCGAGGAGTCGGTCGTCGGCAACATCATCAACCGCGTTCCGTTCGCAGCGCGTCGTCTGCTCGACACGATGCGCGTGTTCGGGGGCGAATACTGATGCCGCTCGCCGCCGGCGCCCTCGACCGCCGCATCCGCCTCGAGCGCGAGGCGCCTGGCACGCCTACGGACAGCGGCGAGCCGACCTCCGACTGGCAGCTCGTGGCCGAGGTGTGGGCGCAGAAGGAAGCGCTGCGCGCGAGCGAGACATTCGCCGCGCAGCAGGAGCTCGCCGAGGCCGACGTACGGTTCCGGCTGCGCTACCGCACGGACGTCTTCCCGGATCACATGCGGGTCGTCGACGACGCCGGCCGCGAGTTCGACATTCTCGGCGTGCACGAGATCGGGCGCCGCGAAGGCCTCGAGCTCCTCACGCGCGCCCGCGCGGAAGAGCTGCCGTGATCAACATGAAGATCACAGGCGGCAAGGAGCTCGCTGACGCCCTTCGGCGCTTGCCCACCGATGCGCTCGCGCGGGGCGCGGTGCAGGCCGCGCTGAAGGAAGCGGCGGCGCCCGTGGCCGAGGAGATGAAAGTGCGAGCGCCCCAGAGGACGGGCGCCGGCGCCGAGAGCATGACGACGCAGGTCGTTCGGGTTGACGGATACGAGGCGACCGTCGCCGTCGGCCCCGACCGCGATCACTTCTACCTGGCGTTCCCGGAGTGGGGCACCTCGAAGCAGCCCGCGAAGCCGTGGGCCAGGCCGGCGTGGGACGTGCGAAAGGGAGAGGCGCTCACGACGATCGGCGCCGCGCTGTGGCGCCGGCTTGCCCGAGCCGCGCGGCGCTTGGCGTCGAAGGCGGCGTGAGTGGGCC